GGAGCTTGATTAAATGGTTGTGGACCAGTAGTTGCAGTCGGTGCAGTATAGGCTTCATCAAATCCTAAATAGTTAGAAGCAGAAACTTGTAAATATCTCGATACCCCAACAATTTGCCCCCAAACATCTAAACCATATCCGTTAGCCGTATTAACATTCCAAATGTTTTCATAAAAAGCTGCTATATTTGCTGTTGGATCTATAGCGTCATTAAATGATTCAATCATACTTAATAGCGTAGGAGAAGCATCGTATTGACTTAATATGGTTTGTTGCCAAAAAGGAATGACTTCTACTGTTGGTTTTGGGGCTATTTGCTTATCTGCAAAAGAAGCAAAAGGCGAACCTGAAAAGGGAACTAATCCGTACATAAGTTATACCAGGGTTACCAAAATATTTGAGGCAGTCAAAGTAGGCAATTGATCAATTCCTATAGTTATGGATAAAGTAGTTGGACTTGCGCTAGTTCCTAAATATACTTCAATCACATTAACGTTAGGATTAATGGCATTAATATTTGCATAATATCTACCGGAATAAGAAGTAGAGCCAATACTTACTGGGGGTCCGCTACCATCTAAGCCATTAAATGTTTGTATAACAGCATTCTGGACCAAAGTCGTAATATTAGCAGGAAGTAAAGAACTATTTTTAATACTTACATTGAAATAGACTGATACCGATGTTGGAGTCAAATAAGTCACAGTGTAAGGCACTGGAGTTGAATAATTATTGTCGTAAACTGTAACCGAAGTATTACCGTTATAAGAGCATCCTGGGGGTTTTTTGTTCCAAATAGCTTGGGCAATATCAGAAGAAGTTCCCCCCGCAACACTTACACAAACAGAATTAGGAGCTAATGGGTAACTTGTAGGACCATAGTTTACTGTGCCATTAGAAGGATTATCTACTACTAAAACACCAATAACGTTTGCTAAAGAAGCCACAGCGCCATAAATAGATTGGACTGAGTTAACAGCATTTACTGCCACGCTAGCTGATCTGCGTGTTTCAAAAGCAGCTCTTGATTCTACATAATTACCAAGTGCTCCTGCAGTAGTATTGGTTATGGTATCCCAACCAGCAATTGCTGTGTAAATGGTATTTAATGCGCCAATATTACAAGCGATAGGACCCTGAGTTTGATTTTGAAAGCTGATTGTTACGTTGCCAGTCGAAGGAATAGTTCCTGCGCTCAACGCTGTATATAGGTATCCGTTGTTATCTTGTGCTACAGATCCAGCAGGAATAACTGTTTCTACGGCTCCAGTGCAGGTTGCAGCAACTACAGTGCCAGCACCGGGAATGCGATTGATAAAGTAAATTTCTCCAATAGCATCTTGCCAAATACCCGAAGCAAACGAAGGATTTACTTGATTTGCAATATACGCAATTTCGTTATTTTTTTGGCCTATTAAAGCAGTTTCTGTTTGAGCAAGCTGTCCTTGTGGAGTGGTTAATCCGGGATTGACCCCACCGCCAAACGCTGCATTAATGTCGGCTTGAACTCCCGCTAAAATGTCAACTTCAGCAGGAAGGGCTGGCGATCCATTCACCCAGGCGATAGGTGGCACATTAGTAGACATTAAACATTCCTCGCAAATTCTTTATGATATTTATTTCTAACTTCCATAGCCACCAACTCCGCTAATTCTAAATCTTTAAATGAATTTGCTAAATTTTGCAGTTTGTTTGTCATGATTTATCCAAAAGCCACGTTATTAGTAGCTCCATCTGTGTCTATAATTTGAATTTGTCCTGTCAAAGATCGATTTTTGAAAGACGTAAAAGTTGCTTCTGCTGCCACTACATTAGGAACGGTCAACGCTGCATCCTGAAGCTGCTCAGCAATATACTGAAGCGGAGGAAGATCCCCAAGAATTTCTTGCCAATAGGGTATACCCTGAGAGGTGTCGTACCAACATTCACCCAAAAAAGTGCGGGTAACAGAAGCTACGTCTTGGGCTACTGAATAAGGTGCGCCAGCTAAAGCAATGTTTCCATTAGCATCTAAAACTAAATCCCAAGCAGATTGATCTAGTAATAATGAGGTTTGAATAATAGCCATTAAGTTGGCACTCCTGTTGTACCACCACCTGTTTGAACTCCACCATGAGTATGCGTAGAGCCTACAAGATGACCATTATTGGTGAGTGTACCATTGATAGTGACATCAGCATTAATAGTTACAGCAGTTGGTGATGTTATGGTAATTCCTGAACTATTAAATTGAATGTACTGCGTTGGTGCTTGGCCAATAATGGTCATTAAATAAACCATGTCTGACATATCATTTTTTCGGTTTGATCCGGGAGCAGATACCGCACCTGTGTTTTTGACGGTTGAAATATCTCTGTCGCAAACAGTGGCAATACCAACGTCTCCAACTATAGGATCTAGGATTATTCCGTTAGAACCACCTTGAATACGCATATAAGGCACGTTATAAATAATTCCATGCTCCCAAGCAGTGCCATTCCCATCAACTGCGCTTACTAATGGTTGAACGTCAACAGTGCCAATAGGTGAAATTCCCCCAGCATTCGATACGGCAATCACTGTGACTGGCATTGCAGTCCGAAGCCCTGATAAAGCACTTCGAATAATAAAATTCATTCGTCCTACCTCAGAGGCAGCATCCGATGCAACGTGATTCGTCTGAATTGAAGGATTAGTTTCTTGGGACATATGGACCGGGGGCTAATTTGGAAATAGTGAACCAAGGACCGTCAGGGGTCAAAGTGCTAATTTCATGCGTAGATTGGATTACTGGAAATAGTCCATTTGCTTTTGGAATATCCGAAGTTAGATTTATTCCTCGACCATTGGTAATGGTTGCTGTAAATTCAGACTTTACGACAAATCCAGTCTCCCAATATGAGGGATAGCCAACTAGCCCTGTTTTTGGTCCAACGTCAATTACTACGTTGTCCGCAAAACCCATATTGTCCCAAATAGTTACAACATTGTTTTCAATTTTAATTGGAAATTTTGCATGGGAAGCCACTGAGCATATTTGATCCATAACAGATCCTGATACATATTGATTTTGCAATACTGCATGGGCTTTATTTTCATAATTTACAAAAGTCCAAGGATTTCCAAGTTGACCAACTAAAGCCTTGATAATATCTTCTGCATTTTGAGAGCCTTTATAAGTATTAGACTTTACAGGGGCAGCTTTATTGTAATAGCCTGATATAGCAGCGCAAACAAAACTTACTTCAGGCAAATTTGAGGTATCAATAAAGCTTGAAATCAAAGTTCCTGAAAACATTTTATTCATTGCTCCACCTTGATTACCAGCAATTACGGTAACGGATTGATTTTGAACAAGAACCATTTTTGATCCTGAGCTTGAATATTGGTTCATTTGAGCAAGCGTCATGCCAAAAACTTGAAGTTGACATTGCCCAAAAGCATTGTTACCTCCGGGATTAGTAATAACCGCATTACACTTTAAATTTTTAAGCACCAAAGGAGTGTCATTTGGGGATGTAAAAATTAACTCAATTTGTCTTATTGCGAATGTCATGATTGATAAATAAGTTGGTATCGACTGCCAAGACCATCATAGGTCGGATCGCTTGTTCCTTGAGTATCAAAAAAAGCTAATTGCCCAGTAAATCCATAATAAGATTCTCTTACAAGACCTACTAAATTAAGGCATAAAACGCTAGTCACGCATGGATTATTGTCAATTTCAAGATCAAAAAATAAACCTGTATTTTTTTGATAAATATTAATCATACAATTTTGGCTATTTAGCTGAATTGTAAAAGTTTGTGCAGGTACTGCTGAAATTGGAATAAATTGAATTGTCATTTAATAGCTGGATTAAGCCCAGTTGCCCCTATCGAAGATGTTGGAGAAAGCTGCCCAAAAGAGCTCGTAGGGGTTCCTGAAGGATTTGCAGTTTGAGTTGTAGGGTTGGATACAATGCGAACCCATTGAAACCATAGCTGAGCAATAAGCAGGGTAGCTCCGTTAGTCGCATCCCTACGATAATCAACGTGAATCAAATTACAATTTTTATATGTTGCATCAGGGGTAACAATATCAACAAGGGTAAGACCTGTTAAAAGTTTATCAATTCCTAGAATAAAAGCACCTTTGCTCATTTTTCCGTTTCCGCTACAAGTAACGGTCAAACGAATGTCAAAAGGCATTCCTACTTTATTGTAACTTTGAAATGCTCCATTTTGTAATGGATAAATAGGAATTTTTTGTTCTTCTCGGTATTCAAAATCAACGAACGAATCGGGAGTTAATAAAGTGGTTCCTTTTAAAGTAGAACCATTATTAAACAATCCTTGCAACGTTTGAAGAAATCCTCCTTGCGAGGAAGCTCCTGATGAACTACCTGCTGCAATAATTCCCCATTTTTGCCCAAACAATCCAAGAGGCAATATTTCGCCAATAATAGTAAGACCTGCAGCAACAAACTGAGCATTGTTGCTTCTTGATAAAGCGGGTACTCCGGGCAATGCTGGGACATTAGGATAAGGAATATTAGGCATTATCTATTTCCGACCATTCCAAAATTAATTAATGAATTATTTTCTATTGCCATTTTCATGCTTTGAGCTATTCCATTGGCATCAGTAGCCTGTGTTTCTACGTTAATAGTGTTGATGTTAGTTTGAACATTGCTACTTGTATTTCCTCCGGTTCCAACTGGGGCAGTAGCCATAGCTCCGACCATGCCCTCATGAGCAGACATTGCTTGCTGCACTGCGCCAATTTCGCCCATACTCAAAAGTTTATTTGGATCGGTACCAGTCTTTTTAGCCACGTCAGCAATATAGGCGTTGGTATTGGCAGCCCCATTGTCTCCAGCAGGAGACCATTTCCCAACAATCTTAGAAATAGTATTGTTGCCTTCTTTGGCGTACCCCATAAGTAATGAAGCCATTGCGTCTTGACCTGTTTTTAAGTCAGGGAAAATAGCAAAGCGTCCATCGCTACCAGTTGCGCCATGTTTACGAGCAAAGTCACCATATTCAATATTGCCGGGATTATTATTCCGCATATTACGAGGAACGCCAGCCCCACCGCCTTTGCCGGACGCTTGATCTTGAGCTTCGAGAATTTTGCGAATTTGTTCGTCTTCGCCTTTGTTTAATCCTTCGCTATAAGTTGCAATACCTAAAGCACCCATAAAGCGCATAAACCAACCTGAAGTAACAATTCCTTCAATGGTGGAACCCCATTTTGCAACGGTGGCTATTTGAGTGGCTATAGAAACACCTATGAATCTAAACGCCCCCATAAGAGTAGCAAGACCGCCAGCAAAGATCAAAGCGTTTGAAAGCCCGCCTTGCATACTTTTGTCCCACTCAACAAATTTCTCAAGACTTAATTCTGTGACTTCGGCAAGCTTTTCCAAGGAAGGATACATTTGATCCATAACTTGATTTGAAGCACCGGAAAGAGCTTGACCTACCCGACCCCAAGCTTCTTGAAGTTTTTGAGCCTTTTGAGTGTTTTCTTTAGTTACACCTGAAAGCTTGTAGCTATCTTCGTAAAGCTGGCGCATTACATCCCCGCCTTGCTTTAGGACCAGGAAATAATTACGGTTAATGCCCATAGCTTGCGCTTGGGTGTAAGCAGCTTGCTCACCATTTACTTCGGCAAACCGCTTTATTGCGTCTGCAAGCTTGTAAACGTCTACTTCATG